CACCATCTTGATATTCGTCTCTGCGTCTTTGACCGATTTGCTCGATCGCATACGATTCTAGCGCTTCGTTAAAAGCTTGAGTGTAGTATTGTAACATATCCTGGGGTCCTTTCAAGTACCCATATGCATTTACTAAAGAGGCATATAAAAGTACGTCGGCATATTTATTAGACAAATATGTTCCCGCAGTATCTGTAACAATGCTAGTTGGTTCTTTATCATAACAAAGCGTAATTTTGTAAGTTTTATCTGGAGTGGGAGCTACTACCCAGTAAGTTTCATCCCAATTCGCATAATATTTAGGGATATCTACAGCTGAAGTTCCAGGTGTAGAATAATACTCAGCCATAAAAGAAGTGTCTCTTTGTTCTAAGAAATATTGATTCCCTGCCGCATCTTCTAATTGAGCATATCTAATCGCTCTCATATCGCCAGGAATAGTTACATATCTATTTCCAATGACTAGGTTAGAGGTTGCGTAGTAAACATTTTGATCTGTATCAATTGATCTTAAAATTTTATTTTCTGCGTTTTGAATAATTCTAGCTAAAACAGAATCTGAAAGTACATTACTTCCAACTTCTGTATAGTTTCTAATATCATCTCTTAAATTTGTTAAACTGTATGCCATTAGCCGTTAACCACCTTTAATGTTACGGGACCAGCAGAAGCATTAGATCCTCCTCCTGAAATTCCCCCTGTTGTTGCTGTATCTGTACTTGTAAAGAAAAAATAATTTTCCGGAGAAGTTAAGTCTCCAGGTGCAGTAGTAATGCTACCATCAGAATTTTTCTGGCCCACCGTAATAGTAAAACCACTAGCAGAACTAATATCACTTACATTATCAAAAGTTGGAATGTTTTGAAACGCTTGTAGATTAGTTGCGTCAGCTCCTCCACTTCCAGCAGTAGTTACTTGTGCAGCTCCTCTTAATCTTACTATGTCTCCTGTTTTTCTTTGATGATCTACTGAATAAACATTTACAAAAGTTGATCCTCCATATTTAACTGTTGTGAAAGGATCAGTTGTTAATAAAATTAAACTAACTGCCCCGGCTGGTTGAGGTCTAGGATTCCATAAAGCTTGAGGATCCGAACCTGCTGGTTTTGGATCCAACTGTGGTTGCTTGGGTTCATACTCGGAAGTATGAACTAACATTCCATTCCACTCTCTTACCATTTCTGTGTAAGGAAATCTTAATCCCGATCTATCAGAAATCGCCCAAGATCTTTTACCTGATGCATATCCGCCCATTATACTCCATCTCCATAAAATGTTTGTGGTGATATGTAAGTAGAAGTACCTTGGTTGTCAGCATCTAATGCTCTTAGTAATTCACTTTCATATCTTCTTTCCAATTCTTGACTCATATCTGGTGAAAATTTTAAACTTAAATAATAAGCTAATCCAGACATCATACAAGGATAGAATCTATTAACGACATCGGAAGTATAATTGTAAGCTCCGACATCTTGAATTTTTGCTAAATAGTAAAAACAAAATTGATAACTACTAGGTGTAGTTGTGCTTGATACACTGGCACTTGGTGTAGTGTATAAAAAAACACTTGGATTCAATTTTCTTTCTACATAATATTGTGAAGGAGTACCCTTCGCTAATTTGTTTGGTGTTTGTGAATATTGTGATCTATCTATTTTTGTTAGTGCAATATCTTCAGGAGCTGTAGTTGTAGAATTATTTCTATAAAAAGCTTCTAAGACTTCACTAATATCATTTGGAAAATTTTCTGAATCTGATGCATAACTATATTCTGCTTGACCTTCTACTAAAGGAACTTTAGCTAATTTTACTTTCCATAAATGAACACCTCTGTTTCCCCATTCTTGAAACATTATATTTAAAGATCGTCTTGCTGATCTTAACATATAACCAGTTTGAGTTCCCTTTACACCTGTTCTTTCAAATGCTTCTTGGATAACATCATCTATTTGTGGATTAAAATCTGTAGTTTCAGAAGTTGGTGGAATAGTTTGTGCACTATTACCCATTCCAGAAGTACCAACGGCACCTCCATCATAATAAAATAAAAGAGGAGCGCCAACAGTTCTAACTGGAGCAACTACAATTGTAGTTTTTCCATCAGTTCCTGGAGTTCCGCTTTCTGTAACGCCTGTAGTATATTTGACTCCACCTGAAGTGAAGGTTCCATTAGTAGTACTTGAAAAAGCTATTAAGTAACCTGTACACGTAGAATCAGATTGATCAAAGACATAAGTATTTCCTTCTTGCAAATGCAAGACAGGACTCACCTCGCCATTAATAAAAAATTTAGGGTTACTGGCGCTAAAGGCGTTAGTGCCACTTGCGACAGTGACCTTGTAAGTAATCGTCGCCATTTATCTCCTAGCCGTAATAGAATGTTACATCAGCAATAC